CTCTAGGAACTTTTGATAATCTCTAGCATTACTAGATTGATTAATCATATTTCCATTTTGATATATTTCAAATTTTCCAGGTTTGATACCACGTACAATTTTAAACTCGCTATTACCAATTTCAAATTCAACTTCAACAATAGTACCTTTTTTATTGATACTATTAATCATTTGATCTTTCTTAATATCTCTATGAGGTTTACCAAACAAACCAAAAGAAAGAGCATCTAGCATTGTGGATTTACCAGCACCGTTTTGACCAACGATTAAGGTTGAGGGAGTTCTATCTAATTGTATTTCAATAGTATCATTGCCTGTAGACAGAAAATTCTTCCATCTAACGGCTTTAAATTTTATCATAAGACCTCTAAGTTTTGTGCTTCAGTATAAAGTTTTCTTAGTTCAAGTTTTAAGTGATCTTTATCTAGATCTGTTTCAACTGCTTCAACATATGAATCTAAAAGTTCGGTGGTATCTTCCAAAGATACTTTTTCATCTTCTACGCTTTCACCTAGATATTCTTCAAAACTTTCAGCAATTTTTAGTTCATATGTTTCTATGCTTTGTAGCTTATCAACAAATTTATCAAACATATACAAATCATTTTTATTTAAAACAATTAGTTTGATAAACTTCTTTTCGTATTCAGATACATCAACTGTACTATAATCAGTTTTTGTATCATCATACACAATCTTTTTAAACATTGTAAGTGGATTTCTAACTGGAGTAATTTCTCTTGTTTCAGTATCCAGTATGTGGAAGTATTTTGGATCATCAACATCAGCCCATGTAAATTCCATTTGTGATCCAAGATAGTGAACATTTCCTTGATGCGATTTAGTATGGAAATGACCAGACATAACCAATTCAAACCTAGAAAAGATTTCAGCATTCATACCATGTGGATTAGTAATACCAGCCATCATTTCAAAACCTTCTAATTCTAAGTGACCACCTAAAATAGAAGCTTCACAATTCAAAGCCCATTGAGTATATTCAGCATAGTTACTATTATTAATCCAAGGTAGTGCTGCAACTTTACATCCATCGTAGTCCAACACAGTTGGCTTCATAATAATATTAACGTTGGATGTGAAGTACCCCAGTAGTTCCTTGAGTGAGCATAACTCATTGGTGTTCTTGAAATATACGTCGTGGTTCCCAGGAATAATGTCCATTGTGATGCCCATATCACGCATAGGCTCAAGAAAATGCTTACGGTTCGCGTTGAGGGCTTTGAAGTTAACGAACTTCCTGTGCTCATAATAATCTCCTAGGTGAAGTATATTATTTATACCATGTTCCTTCAAATATGGAAAAAATACTTCAGTATAAAATCTTTCCTGATAGTCTAGGAATATATCAGAAGAATTACGTACACCGCAATGGGTGTCATTCAAAATAGCTACTTTCATTAATTATACCATAAATAATTCTAGTTTTTCTTTTTCCTTTTCAATCTTAGCAAATTCTTTAAGTTTATTATCTTTAGTTCTTACCTGATTAATTCTTTGTCTTAAAGTATCTACATAAGCCATAGTTTCTTGTGCACCAGCATCATCCATTCCCATAGCGGCAAAATCTTCAATGCCCATCTTTTCAATGAATTTAAATTTGATGTCTTGTTGTTTCTTTTCTTTGGTAATTCTACGAATAAACGCAAAATAACATATTTGTGTAAAATACGAAAATGCATTTGGATTACCCGTTCTAGTTGCTGTTTCAATATTATAATTACCAATTGCTCTTAAACAGTTTTCAACACCATCCATTACCATTTCTTCACGATATGTGTACCGAACGAAGTTCGGTCTGTGAGACAGTCCTTCAGATATTTTCATAAAACATGTGGCAATATAATCTGTTACCTTTGGTATTTCATTACCAGCTTTCCTTGCTGCATTTGCTTCTTTGACATATTCAACTACAGCAAGAGAAAACTCCTTGTTGTTTACGTAGTGTGGTTTAGCCTTAGCTTTTGAAGTCATAATTTTCTCCTAATAATGTAATATATTATAACACAGTTTACTGTAAATGTAAACGGTTTATTTCATTAAATTTATTTCACTTTTTTTCACTCTAGCCGTTTACAAATCGCTAGAAGTGTGATATAATATAGATGTTACCGGGGAGGTTAGGGGTATACTAAAGTTAATGTATAGTTGGATCACTGGTATCATCATAATAGTTTTCAAACAGATCTTCTTCTAATCCGTCCTCTTCATGTTCAGGTACAATATCAGGCCAATCATCTTTTAATGAAAACTTGATATAAGACTCTTTTGTTTCATGTACAATCTCAGTATGATTGATAACGAAACGTTTCATGATCTTAAACACCTTTTTATCGGAAAATGGAAACCAATGACCAAACGTGTACATTCCAACAGGTGAAACCTGTACGACCGCAGGTCGTTCTATAACAAACGCTTGTTCATCTGAATCAATGACATAACCAATGATTTCTTCCCCACTGGTCAGTTTAAAATGACGAATGTTAATCTTATCCATACTTTCCATATTATATATTTATATCATGTAATTTATAGTCGAATTTCTCTTTACTATAAATCCTGATCCTTTCAGCCGCATGTTGAAGTGTGTAATTTTTCTTTGCTTTCCAATGTAAATCATCCGCAATATCATATACCTTAGTATCTATACCATCTGCAGATTTCCTTAATCCTCTTCCGATACTTTGAAGAACCCTAATTTGCGACTTACTAGGTGAAGCAAAGATGATGTTATGTAGACGCTTAATATTAATACCTGTAGAAAAAGTGCCCATACTAGCGACAATGATTGCGTTATCCTGTTCCTCTGTAATCGCTCGTATCTCTTCCCTCGTATCAACATCGGTTTCACCTGAGACATAAAACAACCTCCTCGTATTTCTAGGTAATTCATCAAACTTTTTCTTCAACAAATCATGTAATGGTTTACCATGTTTATCTACAAATTGAAATAGTATTAATGAATTACCTTCTTGATCCATAGCCAAATTAGCTATAAAATTATTCCTTGGTTCATACTTTACAATAAAGTCAATTTCCTCTTGATATTTCATTTTCGAAACTAACCTACAATATTCATCAGTATACTTTAGTAACAATACAAATATATCTAATTGTGATAATGCTTTTTCTTCAATTAACTTTTTGGTTGTAGTTACTTTATAAACTGGTCCAAACAATCCTTCCAATACTAACTGATGAGTTTGAGTGCCGTCCAACGTACCAGTAGAACCTAACCTATATTTCGCATTACCGCATTTTTCCAGAATAGATGTTAATGATTTAGCCTTAAAGTTATGAGCCTCATCGCCAATCACCATTCCAAAATCTTCAAACCAATTAGTATTTAGTTTATATATTGACTGCCATGTTGTAATAATAACTCTTTGTTTGATATTATATTTTTCTTTACCAGCATAAATCTTATGACAATTCTCTTCAACATTCCAATCATCCTTTGATGAATAGTCAGCAAAATCCGAATACATTTGTTCAACAAGAGATGTTGTGGGAACAATAAGCAATACATTATAATTGTTCATCTCTAAATAATATCTCATGGCTAGATATATGATTAAACTCTTACCTGACGCTGTCGGGCTTAATAGTAACGCTCTTTTATCTGATAATGTGCGCGAGAGTGCATCAAGTTGATAGTCCCTAGGGGTTATACCTTCTCCGTTCACAGAGAGTGACAGAGTCTTAAGGAAGGTATCAATATCATGTATTTCCTCAGTATCGGGCCTTCCATATACTGAATTATCCTCAACAATGACTTCATATCCCCTAGCAGAGGCAAATTCATTCAAATATTTGAATAATCCGCCATATAATACCTTTTTTCTAAGGTCAAATAGCCTTATTTTGCCGTCCCACATCCTATTTTTATAGGCTGGCATGAATTTATACCCTGGAACATAGAAACAAAAGTGTTCTGCTAATTCATGCTCTATGCTTGGTTCGGTCACTATCTGGAGAAACACTTCGTTTCTCTTTTTAACAATTATTTGTTCCATTAAATACCGCTAGTAAATTTATTCCATTCAATTATATTTTTTATGTTTTGGTGTCGCCATTTAATATTTTCTAGTATTTCTTTTAATGTATCAACTAACTCTTGTGTATAATGCATTTTAGCCTGATGTTCTTGAATAAGAGGATCAGCATCATACCACTTATCCATATCGCCTTTAAGTACTGTTAAACCATCTAAAGGATCATAAGCCCAGCCTTTAGAATCTATTTCCTCTTTACTTAATTTTCCATTATAGTGCATAAATTTATCACGCAATAAAACTTTAAACTCAAGATCTAATTTTTTCAATCTAAGTTTATTTATAGAGTAAAGTTCTAGGTATTTTGAGTGAAGCTTGGCTGAATCCCGAGCTGATTGATCCAAATTGAGTTCATCAATTTTTGAATCTTCTTTCCACATTTCTAATATTTTTTCTAAGTTATTCATAATTTTCCCATGGTATATCTATATGTATACTTATTATATCACAAGTTTACTTAAATGTAAACGGCTTATTTGATTTCGTAATAAGTATATTTCAATGTAACGTCAGCTTGTAAGTACTCAATATCAACTTGTTGTGTAGAAAATTCAACTGCAGACAATGATGTTGGAAAACAATCTCTAAAGTTTATTTCTTTAGTAACATTGTTATGACTACTCAAAATAGAAAGGGTGGCATCAGATTTGTGCGCTTCGCCTTTTTGAATAATGTCATGCATCCAATTAAACATTTCAATATAGTTCTCCATATCCTCAGTAATATTAAACCTAATAGTTAAATCACCAAAGTTGATTCTATCACCAGTCATAGCTAGATTAGAACCTCTATATGGAGTTGGAGTTTCCGATAGAGATAGGTCTGGTAAAGTCACCGCTGTACAAAAGTATTCTACGTTAGCATACTTTGTAGAATCAATTTTAAATTGAAACCCAACAGGACTTAAAAAGTTTTTATTTTCAGTAGTCATATAGTTATTTATACGAGTTAAAAAGTTAAATAAAGCACTGTGCGGTATCCTCCTCCGCGTACCCGCAACCAGGGCGGGATCTTAGTCTCTTCGTAACCTCTGTCACTTCTAGATCAACAGTGCTTACATTTATTTATACACATAAAAAAAGGGACTCCGAAGAGTCCCTTAAAAGAATCAATAAGAAGATTGATTATGTTGATTTCATAATTCCATCTACTCTGAAGATTCTGAAGTATGGGTTAGCTCTATCTGTGCCAACACCATCAACACCTACGAATGGGTTTGCTACCATACCATATCTAGTTTTGAAACCGATTCTTGGTTGGAAGTCATTCTCACCAACGGCTTTAACCATAGTTAAAGGAACGTATGGGCAATAGAATAAACCTGCATCGTAAGGGTTAGCACCTCTATAACCTACTGTACAGTAGTCTTCAACTGCATACGGATCAACGTATACTTTGAACTTACCATTAAGAACACCAGCAAAAGTATTACCTGTGTCATCAACGTTTAAGTTAGTTGAAAGTGCTGGGCTGTAATCCATCATACCTGAAGCAGCTAATACTGAAGCAACATCTGAAGAACAAAGGATGTAGTTACCTTTTCCTCTTCTAGTTTCTTTAGCAATAACGTTAGCTTCTCTTTCGATTTGCATGATAAGACCTTTAGCTTTCTCAGCTAACCATCTACCATCACTATCAGTATCGATGTTGAAAGCACCTTTAAGAGCTACGTTAGCTTGTAAAGCACCAAGTTTTGCTTTTACGTTAACTGTTCTAACAACTTCTCTGTTGATTTCAGCAAGGATTTCAGCAGAAAGAATGTTAGCCAATTCGCCTTCAGCATCTAAGCCGTGAACAGCTTTAAGATCCTGAGCAAGCTCCATTGTGTACTCAGCTTTAAGAGCTCTTGACTTAGCTGTAACAGTTGATTTTTCGATTGAGAAAGCCATCTCACCGAATGAACCATCACCGTCACCACCAACGCCTAGTCTTTCAGCCGCAGCAGTACCAATACCAGCACCTGTAGTATGAGTAGTGTCATCGTCAGCTAATGTAGTAGCTACACCAGTTGAACCATCAACACCTTCAAGACCAGAAGGACCACCAGCTTCATGAGTACCTGTACCTGAGAAACCAGTGTCAGCTTCGTTAAAGAGTGCTTCAGTACCGTCTTGAGCACTATAACGTGATTTCATTGCGAAGATAAGACCAGTTGGACCTGACATAGGCTGTACACCAGCGATATCATAAGCAATTAGGTTAGGCATAGCTCTTCTAACAAGGCTGATTAGTACTGGATCGAATTTATCGATATTACCACCACCCATGTTGTTAGCAGCTGCAGCTTCAGAAATGAAGTTACCTTGTACTGCTTGAGATTCTTCTCTTGCAGCAATTTCTTGGTTCTCAAGAAGTCTAGCTACAGTTGCAGCTTTATGACCACTTTCGATTTTTGGAAGTTCAGCATGCTCGAGAACCGGAGCCCACTTTTCCATTAAGTTTGAGTCTGTATTAAACATTTTTAGTTTTCCCCTTAAGACTTATATTTATTTAGTTTTGAAATAGCAGATGTGTATCTAGCCATTGAGTCACTAACTTCAGCTACAGGAGCTTCGTCAGTACCCGCCAATTGTTGAGCTTCATCTACTGATTCTTGGCCTTCAGCTTTAAAATATGATTCTTTAACAACATTCACTTTCATTTCGAAAGATTCAGCATCATCAAAATCGATATCTTCAACTAAAGATGCAAGCTTTTCAGCTTCAGTTAATGCTAGCCCAGAAGATGCATTCCTTACGATTTCAGCTCTTTCTAATTTAGAAACAGACTCATTCAATCGGATGTTATCTTCTGTTGATTTATTTAACTGTTCTTCAAGCTCAGTAACCTGCTCAGACAATTCGTCTACCAGATCAACCTTACCTTCAGGAACTTCAATGTAATGTTCTTTGAACACTGATTGTAAAGAAGTCATGAAATCTTCAGCAATTTCGGTTCTAAGACCGTTACTTACTGCAACTTCATTATCGTCCATCCAGTTAGAAACTACATAGTTAAGGTAAGAATCTACCTTCTCTACAAGCTCTGACTTGATTTCGCCAACTTCTTCTTCAAGGTTTTGAACGTACTCAGACTCTAATCTCTCAATTTCTTTAGATACTTTAGATTTTAAAGCAGCTTCAAAAATGATTCCAGCTTTCGCTTGGAATCCGTCTGATAAAGTAGCTTCTTCAGCAACTAATGTTTCAAGATCTTCAGAATAGTCAATATGGGAAACGTCTACATCGACATCTTCCTTAGCAACTACCTTAGGCTTTTCAACATCAGGTGCATTGATCACTTTATACACTTGAGCATAGATTTTCTGTGCGCCGTCTTTTTTCGACTTCTTCAACATATCATGAACGCCAGCCATTATAGCAGCTTTAGTCTTAGGCATTTCCATTTCATCTTCCTCGTTGACTTCGTCGTCGTCATCGTCTTCATCCTCATCGGAATCTTCTTTGACTTCTTCTTCGTCTTCGTCTTCGCCTTCGTCTTTAGCTTCTACGATTTCTTCGTCTTGAACTTGTTCGTCTTCAACGAGCTCCTCGTTTTCAAGCTCTTGCTCTTCTGATACGTCTTCGACTAAGTCATCATTTTTGATTTCGTCTAATGACATAATTATTCTCCTATTAAGAATTTACAAGTTTAGAGAGGAAATTCTTAAAAGCTTTGATCTCGACATCAGATGAACTAATACCTCGAGCTTCCTTGATTTCAGTCTCAATTTCTTCAACTTCTTGCGGACAAAGAATACCATTATTCCATACCCAATCAACACCTTCCATAACTCCATTAACAAATGCTTCCGGAGCGGAAGGGTCCTGGACTATATCTACGGTGGATAACATAAAGTCATCCTTCACGTACATGGCTCCATTCTTTTGTGCAAGACTTCCCATACCACGACTTGATACACCAAGCTTAACGCCGCCTTCAAGTAGACCTTCAACGATCTGTCCCATAGGGGTTTTAAGGATTGATGCTTTTCCTATAACATCGCTGCCCTCAAACCTGAGTTCAGTGATCTTATGTGAAACTTTATCTAAATTAATGGTAGGACCTTCAGGGTGGTTTAGTTCCCCAACTGCTCTACCAGTATTTACTTGTTCTGTTACATATTTGTTTACGGCTTTTTCTAGAATTTCTTTTTCATAAATTCTGCCGTTTCTATTTTTCGAATCGGCCTGCATAAACACGCCTTCGATTACTAAATTCTTTTTACCACCAACTTTCTCAGTGATAACATTTAGATCGCTATCATGATATTCTGCTATTAGCTTCATTCTAGCTCTTCTCCCATTAATTTGATGAAATCATTTGCTGATTTAGTGGCTGATTTCTCATCCTTATAGTTACCATCAAGTTTTTCGCCGTTTATATAAACGCCAAATTTGCTACCTTTTTTGGTAACAATGATATCTACATTTTTCTTTTTACCGCCTTTGAGAGCTTTAACTTGCTTTTCTCCAGCAGCTAATTTTACTTTCTCTCTTAGCTCAACAAATGATAGCATTTATTTTATTCCTCTTCTTTTGAAGAATTTCTATTGATAAGGTCAGATGCAATTTCTATTTTTTTAGCATCTAAAGCCGCTTGCAACTTATCAGCCATAATACTGTTAAATTGCTTTCCGGCTTCTACATTATCGCCATTTTTTACATTATCAATTAAATTGTCAATACTCATAGTAATATTTCCTCGTATATATTTATAATATTTTAGATGTCAAGATCGAGGTCGTCGTCCTCAATTTCACCAGATGCCTTCTCAGCAGCTATTTGTTTTTGTATTTCAGCAATCTCATCATCAGATTGTCTTAAAATATTCTTTTTAATCCACTCAGTCGATATATATTTACCAACATATTCATCCATTTGACTGAGCATTTCATACCTTTCTCTAATAATTTCAGTTTCTTTTAGTTCAGAAAAATAGTTATCTTCAATAAAGTTAAATGCGATATCTTCTTTAAATAGTCTCCAATCGTCTTTTGTCATTACTCCTTTAAGGACTAATTGAGTTCTTAGTAATTGTAAGAAAACATCACTAAATCTTTTTCTTAATCTATCAACAAACTTTTTAAATTTAACTTCGTCTCTAGATATTTCAGTAGCTCTACCTAAGTTAAATCCAGATTCTTGTTCCAATCTATTTGCTGGTACATTTAATGATTTATAAAGCTTTTTCTGGAAATATAGAATATCATCTATTTGACCAAGGTTTTCACCACCTGGTAATGTAGAAATTTCAGTACCTCTACCACCTTCTCTTCGTGGTAGGAAGAAATCTTCCAACATTGACATATGCTTTTTATCATCTTTAATATCACCAGTATTTGCATCATAAACCAATTTATTTCTATATTGACCCATAATGTTTTTCAAATATTCTTCAGCTTTACCTTTTGGTAAGTTACCTACATCAATATAGAATATTCTACGTTCTGGTGCTCTACTAATTCTGTATATAACCAAAGAGTCTTCCATCATTCTTAGTTGATTTACTGGCTTAATAGCCTTATGTAAGAATGACAGTATTCTTTTCCTTTGAGGATCTAGCATACCTGATGTGCAATAAGCTATAGAATCTGGATGTATTTTCAATCCTTGATTCGTGTCATTCATATTACCATCTTGGAATATAAAATATTCCTGCTGACTCTTAATAATATCTGCGCCCGTTTTCGGGTCTTTCTCTTTTTCGATCTCTTTAACTTTTCTAAGTTTTGTAGGATCGATATATCTTAATTCTTGTATACCTTTCTTAGGATTTTTATTATCAACAATAATGTGATATGGTAACCTACCATCAATATACCATTTTCTAAAAATGTCATGCGCATAACTATTAAAGTGCAATAAGTTTACTACGTTTTCAAACTCTTCTTTTATTGCCTTTTTTACTTTATCAGAAGCTTCAACTTCATCTAAAATAATTTCAATAGGTGCAGATTTAGCATCCCCACATATTGATTCATTAACAACATCTTCAATAGCAGCATCGCATTCTGGGTGCGAAGCAATATCACGATACTTCATAATGAGATCAACCTCATTTTTAGCTGTATCGCCATCAAGATCAACGTACTGGCCAAAATGACCACTTGTCGATATAACGCCTACACCGTCATCATCTGTGTTTGGAACAAAAGATGGAAGCTCTTTACCGTCCTCTCCCTTTCTTTTAATTTCAAAACCAAAAAACTCTGCCATAAAATTTTACCTCAATATTATCGGAGGGGAGACAATCTCCCCTCGTCTAATACTATTTATACCATTAAGAAGTGGTGCCAGATTCCCAATATTGTACTTGAAGTTCAACTGTAAATTCTTGAATTGTGTTTTCAGAATCATAGTTTACATCAATTGCACTAATATTTGTTGGGAAAGTACCTCTAAGATCATAAGTCTTAGTTACTTCTCCTTGCTTATTTAGCTGTTCAATAATCATATCAGCTTGGTAATCTGTAGGATTACTCAAACCAGTATTATTATTATGCTCGCTAATACCATTCATCCATCTTTCAAAAGCGTTTCTTACCGCAAAATCAGTATCGTTAATTACCGTTACTGTCCATGGTTCAAACGTTCTGTCACCAGCTAATTGTAGTTGTCTGCCTCTGAATAATACAGGTACAGGTGCTACAACTGATGAAGGCATTTGAGCGCCTTTAATTAAGAAGGAAGATAGTTCAACATCGCCTTGAGCATAAGCAGGGAAGTTACATGTTACTTTGAACATGTTGGCACGAGCGCCACCACCAACTAGCTTGGATTTAAAATCATCTACGCCTAAAATAGCCATTGTTATCTCCTAATTATCCGCCAGCGATTTCAGAAAAATCGACTCCGGTTCTGGTTGCAATAAAGTTAAGAGTAATGAAGTTAATAGATCTTGCTGGCTTGATAAAGATATCTGCAACAAATCTATTAGTATCAATTACTTGTCCTGTGTTATTAGTTTCGTCACAAACTACTAAGAAGTCTGTAACTCCACGTCTTCCTTTAACGTCTCTTAAGAATGGCTCAAGCATATTTCTAAATTGAGCTCTTGTAAATTCGTCGTTTAATTCGAAAAGCTGTGCTTTAGAAGCA